GTTAAAGAAACATCCTAAGTTAATTTTAACAAAATCGGGGATATCTAAATTAAATGAGAATTCAACAATTTCATCTACTGTTCTACCTGTGGCCAGAAATAGACCAAGTATTGAACCTGCAGATGCCCCCGATATTTCTTCAACATCATTAAGTTTATTTTCTATGGATTTCAAGTATCCTAGAAAACCGAAATATCCCATGGCACCGGGGCCAATGATGAGATACTTCATTTAATAATACTTAGGAAATTGCTTTCGGAGAATAGCGAACACAAGGGCAAAGACAAATGTGTGAGTTAATTGAGAAGCCATGCTTGTTTGTCCAGACTTGTAGAGTCCCCCACTACCTGGTGGAATGGTTAGTAGCATACCTGGACTCAATAGGATGAATAAGAAAGTAGTGACCAAAAGGTCTGTCTTAGTTAAGATGAGATTGAGTTGTTTAGCCACCAAGGAATAGACAAGGAAGAACACAAGCGCATGGAAAAACACATATGTGCTGTTTGTTTTATTTTTCATGAAATTCAATGACTTACCGTCAGTAGAAATGATGAACCCAGGGGTCAACGCTAAAAATAGAGCCGCTGGAGTAGCCACCTTGGCTGAGGTTATGTCTGGAATTGTTAAATTCATTATATATAATTGGCTTAGATTTTTTTGAATTGTATAGGAAGATACAGAAATCAGTATAAGTTTTATTTCCAATTTTATTTCCAAAAACTTTCGTATTATCCTTAATCATTTTCCATAAATGGTTCAAATCAGTTTTGTTTTCTTTTTCCCAATCTTTGAATTCATCGGTTTGATGAAAATGTGGTGGATATTCAAAGCAAAATTCATAAAAAAAGTCATCGGGTTGAACCTTTTCAAATAAATTTACATTCGCATCATAGGTGTATCGATTATCGAGATATTCTTTCATGCCATACCACATGTCCCAAAGTTCTTGGTTATATATAGTGCTCCAATCTTGGTAATCGAGGGGTTCGTTTGAATCATCGTCTGAATTACTATCAGACGCATCCTCTCCGTGGACATCATCATAATAGTATTCGGAAACCATGGTTTAATTTTACTTACTTATTATTGTTTCTTTTCTTTTATGCCAGTCATGGAAAGAGTGACGCTCTCCTTTTCTGGAAGAACTTCTTTAATGGCATTAAGGGCACCGTCAACTTGGTTTGGATCTCCATTGAAAAACTTTGTTAGACCCTCAGTGACACTCTTCTTGTTAAAAGTGGCCTTCTTTACGCTCTTCTTGAGCTTAATCTTACCTTTCTTAAGGTTAATCGTATCGATATCTTTCGTCATCATGGATGATTTCAATTTTTCTTTGAGTTTCTTCTCAACATTCGTTAAAACTTTCAAATCATCCCTAGCATCGCTAATTTGCTTATTGATTTCCAAAAGCTCATTAACTACGTTTGCGAGGTCTTCCTGTTGTTCTGACATTTTATACTACAATCCTACTAAATCTTTAAGTAAAGAGCTTACGCTGCATCAAGTCTGGGGTAATTGTGCTGTTATTCCAGGCATAGACATTCTTTGGATTCGCTGGTTCGGCACGGACAGACTGGTTGCTGTTACGAAGGGCACCACCGATGGTTTCTGGGAAACCGATTTGTTCACGTGGGTCAAGGAAGTTTTGCCCCTTGAGAACTTCTTCTGGAGCAAACTGACCAAAGTCCTCCTGGGAGGCAACTTCGCGTGGCAAGAGGCTGGAGGCCAAACCGGTTCCAGCCTTCATTTCACAACGTGGGATGACGTTGTTGTTGGCTGGCTCCTGTTCCGCATCTTCCAATTCCTTGAGTTCATATCCTGATTTCTTACCCAAACCAAACAACTTGAACAATGGGCTCAACAAGTTTGTGCGGGTCAAAACCAAAATGAGAACAACGATCACAATGAGGCTTCTCATATTTCGGTTAAGTTTATTCATCTTTATATGTTATGGATAATTTTTTTTTAACTGAAAAAGATGAAGGGTCTGATAATTATTTATCGGCGCGCACGGCGGACTGGCGCTGGGCCGGCACGGCGGTCAGCGGAGGATTGTTCTGGTTCACCGCCACATCCACCATCCGCAACCTTCGCGAAGGAGCGGCGTGGGCCGAGGACGACGGCGTACGCAACAAGGAGGAAGGTAAGAAGTGGGAGCATGCCCTGGACTTGGCGCATAGCGTTCATGGTTATATATTAAATAAATAAAAAAAAATGACCTAGTGATCATATACCAATGCATCTATCCTGAGTGTCCCGACCTCATCCTCGGGTCGGTGCTTTATGTTGACCTTGGGGTATGGACTAGAAAATCTACTAGATGTTATATCAATTTTTTTCTGAAAAGACAATTCTTTTTGCTCCCTCTCCTGAACTGGTTTCTCCCTGGATTCTACTGAAATCCTGAACAATATATATATTATAAAAATTGCTATAACTACTGCAGCTCGCATTTAGTATATACCATGATTTTACTCGGCAACCTCAGCCGTTTCTTCTTCGCCTGAGTCATCACCAATAATGCATTCTTCTGGGTATTCTTCTTCTGCTTCTGGCTCTGGAGCCGCTTCTGGCTCTGGTTCTGGAACAGGCTCTGGCTTTGGCTTAACAAGCTTCACCTGAACAATATTCCAAATTGGACCAAATGTCTTCTTCGCGAACCAAACACCTGCGAATTCCATGAGAACATCACAAGTCTTGAATTCCTTGATAATATCAAATGGAATAGACTCGCGCTCTGGATTAAATACCCGAGTAGCATTAATCTTTTCGGCGGTCATCGTGTTCTTAGTGAAAGAGGGGGTGTAGAAAGCCTTCAACTTGTCTTCACCAAGTTCCTTCTTAAACCATTCAACTGAACGCTCACTTGCGACAGAAAGAGTCTCGTCATCAACAGCTTTAACGCTTTCAAAGTTCTTGGTCTTGATTTCGACCTCACTTCCAACATCACGAACAGAAACATTCTTCAATTGGATGAGACACTTTTTGCCTTCATCGCTCTTAACCTTGACAATGTAGCATCCATCTTCATCCTTGACTGGGGTTCCGTAAATCATTTTACTAGTATAACTAATCACTTCTTTAAACCGATATATGGAATCAAGGATGATTTATTTATTAACTTGGTAGAGGCCCAGGAATTTCTATTTTTTTTATGGCCATAAAGTTCTGGTTTGGGTGGAATACTCAATGATTTATTATTTTTGTTATACCTATATTTGTATTCATTTTTGACATACTCATTTCTATTATTTTTGACCCATCGGTTTGTTTCAACATTAAACCGCATGTTTGACTTTGTTTCCTTGTGTCCATGCTTCTTTTCTTGTGATGCATATGTCAACTTTTTCAATTTTTCTTTTGAAGGTTTAGTTGTATATATTTCATACTTCTTTGGGTTGACTCTTAGTGCCTGCATCATACTAACTTTTCCATCGCGCTCAATTGATTTCTTTTTTGTTTTACCAACTGGTGATTTTTGATATTTACTAAACAATGCACCGATGGAACCATTCTTTGTTATTGAAGAAAGTTCGGGATATGTCTTCAAAAGTCGGACCATTCTCTGTTTATCTTTTGCTTTTTTGTGGGGTCTCAAACCCAATGCTTGCATCAAATAAATGTCTTCAACCAAAAATCGTCTCTTGGCAATAATAACATTTGGGTTGACAGACAACTTACCTTTACTATTTCTGAATATAACACCTTGTGTATTTTTTGTCTCACCAACTTCATATCCGAATTCATCTGGTCTCATAAAAGCAATATCCAATATACCTCCCAAGTTATGTTTTATTATTCTCCCCTTCTGAATAGAAAAATAATTAACATTCAAATCAAGAGCAAAAATTTCAACATCAATAAGAACATTTTCCAATGATGGTTTGTTTGTTTGGGAAGCTTTCTTCTTTGGCTTTATAGTATATCTTCTAGTAACATATGGTCCGGTCTTAGAAAATCCAATGCCCAAGAACTTGGCAAGTTTTTTATTTTCGGTGAGACGCTTTTTAATTTTTTCTCCATATTTTTGAGATATTTCACCTAACTTATTCCATAGTATAAGTTTAACAGCTTGCAAGTTTGCAAAAAACTTTTTATTCACTTTAAATCGTGGAACAAACTTTGTATCAACGTCTGATGTAACTACTCTATCATCTAAGAGTAAATAGTAATTAACAGCATCTCCACCAGTTAGGATTAAGTCTCCTGATTTTTTCAAGTAGACTGACAATTTACCTATTATTTCATACACTATATCTCTTATGGAATCCGTGACATATGCATACACCATATTTTCAAGGTTGGCCTTTGGGTGTTTTTTAGCTAAGTGTTTTCTAAACTCTGTCAACTTGTTTTCTTCATAGTATTTTTTGAGAGTCTTGTCTTTGAAAAATAAATTTTCATTCATATACTTGTTTATAATTGTCTCGGAATACAATGTCTCATCCATATTAATATGTGCATATATAAAAATGGACTGTAAGAGTTTATCGTGCACCCAAGTGACAAAACAATGTAGGTGTTATGCCAAGCCGGGAAAAGAAAATGAACAGTTCTGTGCATACAAGAAAAATTCAATTGTCATCCCATGTGATGCAGGGTGCTGTGATAAAGGATGCCCAGGGCAATGTGCAGGTGTCGCTCCAAGGCCCCCATATGGTATAGATACAAACCTTATCAATATCGAAAAAATTCCTGAATATCTTAAAGCTCTTTTTCTACTTGTTATAATACTAATAATTGCAAGCACACTAACCGCTTAAAGGGAACAGTTGCAAGTAAGATATAAACATGTCTTCTGAAGAGATCCAGCAACTACAAAAAGATGTCAAGACCTTGAGCAAGCTCGTTCGCAAAGTTTACAACCAACTCATTGACCCAACCGGTGAAAAGGCCGCTGAGCGCCACAAGAACAGTGGCTTCAACCGCCCACAAAAGGTTTCTGATGAACTTCGCACTTTCTTGGCTCTCGGTGCCGATGAAATGATTTCTCGCAGTGAGGTCACTAAGCGTATCAACGAATACATCAAGTCCAACAATCTCAAGCACCCAGACAATGGCCGCAAGATTGTTCCTGATGCTAAGCTTAAGAAGCTCCTCAACCCAACTGAGGAACTTTCTTACCTCAACATGCAAAAGTTCTTGAACCCACACTACATCAAGGACGAAGCGACTGAAAAGAAAGCTGATACTAAACCTAAGTTGAAGAAGACCAAGGCTTAAAAAAACAATTATATAATTATCTAAATGGAGATAGATAAGCCAACTGTGGAATCCCTCATTGGTACAAAAATCAAAGATCTTGCTTTGTACCAAAGAGCCTTTAGACATAAATCAATCCTCAAAGAAAAGCCCGAAATAGGTAGATGTTTTGAGACCCTAGAATTTATGGGAGATTCGGTATTGGGGTTTGTCATAACTAAATTTTTATTTGATCGCTATGAAAAAGAACAAGAAGGTTTCCTAACCAAGGCTAGAACTAAACTTGTGAGAGGAGAGATGTTAGCTCAAATTGCTTTGAAGCTGGGCTTGGATAAATGGATCCAAATGGATGAAAAGGGAATGAGAAACAATTGGAATAAAAATCCTAAAATTTTAGAAGATGTTTTTGAATCATTGATTGGTGCTATTTACCTAGACTTGGGACTATTACATGCTAAGCAGTTTGTTTTAAAAATTTATGAAGATCCAAAATTGGTAGATATGAGATGTCTTCAAGTTGATGATAACTTTAAGGATAAAGTCATGAGATACTCCCAAACTCATTCCTTACCTCTTCCAGAATATAGAATTTTTTCTCATGAAAATGGTATTTTTACTATTGACATGTATATCAATAATCATTTTTTGGGAAGAGGAACTGGTAAGAATAAGAAACTAGCCGAACAAAGAGCAGCACAACAATTTGTAGAAAACTACCCAATAGAATAATTTTTAATACACCAACTTAAAAGCTTAAACAGTTATATATGTAATGCACCCTCAAACAGAAAAATTAATAAGTCAGGAGTATGCAGCGCAAAGGTCTGAAGAGTGGTTTGAACTAAGGAAAACGGTGCTTACAGCCAGTCAGGTGCCTAGTGCTATTGGTGAAAACCCTTATCAAAAACCTTTTGACTTATTACTTGATAAATGTGGAAAGGGTAAGCCCTTTGTTGATACTATAGGTGCTTGCGCTCATGGTAATAAGTATGAAGACGAAGCAAGAATTATATACGAAGAACAAACTGGAGA